ACTGCTACAACTGGAACTCCAGGTACAGCAGAATGGATCGAATACGATACAGTAGTTGTATCTAAGGGCGTGTTTGAAAGAACAGGTCTAGTCGGCGGCCCAGGCTTAAACGTTGTAGCCTGGACTAACACAGGATCTGCTGTTAACGTTACTGTGTATGGCATTGAAACATCAACAGCATAACAGGAGATTTTAAAAATGGCACGTTATAATACCATAACACCAACAACTTCAACGACTGGTGCCGCATCTATTTCTGCACCAGCGCAGGGTCTAGTAACAACATTTACTGGATCTGCTCCGTATACTGTTACATTAGCCAGCCCTGTATTGTATATTGGTGTACAACAGAGTTTTTACAATGCTACTAGTGGTACAGTTACCATTAGTACACCTAGCGGTCAAATTAAAGGTCCAGGGTTTACTGCGGCAACTAGCCAAGCAGTTCCAACAACCTCAACCTATACTGTGGTGTCCGATGGCACAGATTACATAATTATTAATAACGAAGGTGGTCCACAGTATTCCACAAGCGGTACATTTACTGGTACACTAACTGCTCAAAGTACAGTAGCAATGAGTCCAGCAAATGCTAACGTAACAATTAGTCCATCAGGAACGGGTACAGTAACAATGGCTCCTGCCACTGCTGGTACAATTAATAATATTGCTATTGGCGGAACTACAAGAGCCGCAGGTAGTTTTACTACGTTAGATGCCAACGGAAACGTTACATTGGGCGATGCAACCGGTGACACTATAACATTAAATGGCACTATGAGTGGCGGACTTGGTACTGTTGACGGCGGAACATATTAATAAGGTAAATTAAATGCCAAAGATAAAATTTAAATCTAGCACCACAGCAAGTTCTGTACCAGGCTCCTTAGCCGATGGCGAAGTTGCTGTCAATACTACTGATGCTAAAATGTATATCGGTAATGCTGGTGTTAGAAAAATTATTGGCTCGTTTGGTAATCAAGAATCTAACAGCGTAAGCATTACTGGCGGAACAATTACAGGAACTACACAGTCTAGTGGTACACTGACTACATCAAACTTACAACTTAACGGCGGACAAACTGCTACAGGAGTTAGTACCAGTACTAGTTTAGGTACTAGTAACTCGTTAATTCCTACACAAAACGCAGTTACTTCTTATGTGTCTAGTAAAAAAGGTTCTTTAAAGAACATTTATACCTGGACATCTAATGGAACTTATACTAAAAGCGGATCAGATGTACAAAGAATTCGTGTAATTTGTATTGGCGCAGGCGGTGGTGGACGTGGCTACGGTGAAAGTGGCGGCAGTGGTGGCATGTCTGAATTAATTTTAGACGCTACTGGTATATCAACTGTAGCAGTTACAGTAGGCGGTGGATCAGGCGGTGGCCAATATTTTGGTTTTAGTGGACAGGGTGGCACAACTAGTTTTGGCGGATATTGTTCTGCTACCGGTGGTTATGGTGCTAATCAAAACTATCAACACAGTGGAGGCCACGGCGGTGTTGGCTCTGGCGGTAACATGAACATTCACGGTGGCGGTGGCTCAGGACACAAAAATTGTCACAGCGCATCGTATCACAATCCAGGACACGGTGGACAAAGTTTCTTTGGTGGCGCTAATTCAGGACATCACTATAGCGAAAGATGGGCTCAAAACCTTGGCGCACCTGGAACAGGTGGCGCAGGACATAACAGTTACGGTCAAGGTACGTGGTCAGCAGGCTACGACGGGACCTATGGAATTTGTGTAGTATATGAATATAGGTAAAATAGAATGCCAGTAATTAAAGTAAAACGTGGAACAACAACACCATCTTCATTGGTACAAGGCGAGGTAGCATATAATACCAGCGCCAACCAAATGTGGATTGGTAATGCATCAAACACTCCAGTAAAAATTATTGGATCTGCAGGTGCTATGGAAAGTAACAGCGTGGCAATCACCGGGGGTACGATGTCCGGTGTAACTACAACTGCTACTAGTGTAAACTTAACATCATTAACTCTTAATGCTGGCGAACGTTTGTACTACGATGAAGGCGGTAACGCTAGTGCCTATACAGGAAACTGGAACTACACAGAAACATATAACATGACAGACTGTGCTGGACTAGGAAACGTAACAGTACACGGCTGGGGCGGTAGTGCAAGAACTTATCAGTTGACACTAACAGGTGTACCGACTCATACAGAAATTAAATTTGAATGTTTGATTCATCAAGTAGACTCATGGGACGCTGAACAAAACGTAATTTATTTACAAAACTCTTCAGGCGCAGATGTTACAATGGCATCTTGGAATAAACAATATTCAACTGCGCCATATAATGTGGCCACATATAATAGCACTGAACATACATGGTTCGGTGGTCGTTGGTATTCTTACTTACCCTGGGGTGGTAATCAATCAGAAAACTCTGCAAGATTTAACGGTTATTCAAAAGTTACCACAGGATGGTTTGGACATACTACATCTACAATCATTGCTAAGATGTATACAGGATTGGATCAAGCACAAAGTGACGAAGCATTTTACATTAGTCACGTTAAAGTATGGATCAGAGGCGGAAACTCTCAGGTAACTGGAGTAACTACAAGTACTTCTCTCAGCGGAAACAGTAACTCTACGCTACCAACAGAAGCGGCTGTCAAAGGATATGCTGACCAGTACAACGGTACATTAAAGAACTTATACAGTTATACTGGAAACAGTACCTATACTAAGAGCGGATCCGATGTACAACGCTTACGTGTTATCTGTGTAGGCGGTGGCGGCGGCGGCCGTGGCTATCACGAAAGTGGTGGTGGTGGCGGATATGCCGAGCGTTGGATTGACGCTACAAATATTTCCAGTGTTTCTATCACAGTAGGCGGCGGATCTGGTGGCGGTTATTACTTTGGATTCAGTGGACAGGGTGGCACAACTAGTTTTGGTAGTTATGTAAGTGCATCTGGAGGCTACGGTGCTAATCAAAATAAGAGCCACTGCGGTGGCCACGGCGGCATCGGTTCAGGCGGTCAAATTAATACATACGGAGGCGGCGGCGGCGGACACGCACCGGGCTATAATAACCAACAAGGCGGTATGAGCGGCGAAGGTGGCGCAACGTTCTTTGGAGGTGGCGGAGCAGGGCGTCACGGAGGCAACAGTTTTAACCCTGTGGCAGCACCTGGAGGTGGCGGACCTGGTGGCGCAGGTAACCACAACGGCTCAGACGGATATGCCGGAATTTGTTTAGTTTACGAGTACAGATAATATGCCAACAATTAAATTTAAAAATAGTGTAACTTCTAGTAGTGTACCAGGATCAGGAACATTACAACCTGGAGAACCAGCATTTAATATTGCTGATCAACGTGCTTGGGCAGGTAATGCCTCTAATAACCCAGTTAAAATTATTGGTAATGTTGCACAACAAGAAAGTAATGCAGTAAGTATTTCAGGCGGTACAGTTACCGTCAGCACTTATTCTTCATCAGCAGTTACTGGTAGCCAGTTAACACTAGGTGGTACAGCAGTAACACAAAGTACAGGCGCATGGGACGGCACGTCTAACTCAGTGTTAGTTAGCGAAGCCGGCGCCAAGTATATGACCGATAACAGATTAAAAGATAGATTGGTTGGTGTTTATGTTTATTCAGGATCAGGTACATACACTTATACTAAGAGTGGGCCAGAAGTACAAACATTACACGTTCTGTTATGTGGTGGGGGCGGTGGAGCCCGTGCATATTCAGAGTGTGGAGGTGGAGGTGGCTTTAGCGAAGGTATTATTACCGCTACGAGTATAACAACAGTAACAGTTACTATCGGCGGTGGCGGGTCCGGCGGAGCATATTTTGGATTTAGTCCTGATGGTGGTACAACTAGTTTTGGTGCTTATCTATCAGCAGGCGGCGGTTACGGCGCAAATAGAAATACACAGCACAGCGGTGGACATGGTGGAATAGGTTATGGCGGTAGTATAAATACCTATGGAGGTATGGGAGGCAGTCATAATAATATGGACCAATATTCCACATCAAACGCTTCGGGCGGAATTGGTGGCGGAACATATTTTGGTGGTTGTTTGCAAGGCGATAGACCTGACTGGAGTACTTCAAGTAGTACGGCAGCACCAGGTACAGGCGGAGTAGCCATTGCACCGAACCATAACGGACAAGGTGGCAGAAGCGGCCAGTCTGGAATTTGTATAGTTTATGAATATAGATAAGGATTATTATGAAACGAGCACTAATTGATAGCAACAACTCTAGAGTAATTCAGATTGTTAACATCGGAGAAGAATTTGAAGTACACTCAGCATTGTATTGGGTAGATTGTCCCGATGATGCTGACACATACTACCTGTATGATCCAGAAGAGTTAACATTTGAAGACCCACATGCGGCATCTAAAGACGAATTTGGAAATCCTGTAGAGCCATTTACTATGCAACGTCAACGTGCATACCCTCCAGCAGGCGATCAAATGGATATGTTATGGAAAGAAATTAGAGATACTGGTGGTATTTCAGCAGACGGTGCTTGGTTCCAATCTATACTAGCCGTAAAAGAATCAATTCCTAAGCCTGTAGCCTACGATCCAGCAAACCCTATTGCTTCTACAACTACACAATGGTATACATCTGATGGACAGTTTGTTCAGTTATTTTCAGAAGTTAGCGGAACAGGTGGCAAAGGATCTGGTGCTAAGTTTAAAGTAAGAAAAGCAGGCGATGTGTATCAGGTTATTGCTACAACTGGCGGCACAGGATACAAAGCCAACGATGTAATTACATTGTCAGGTAATGATTATAATTGTGCTGTTACAGTATCTGAAGTAGATAATACAGGTAGCATTGTTACAGTATCTGTGAATTAAACACAGACACTATTAAACGCAATTAATATTCTTCTATCTTTTCCCAAGTATGGTTTTGCATAATGCAACATTATACTTGGGAATATTATTAAGCGTCCAGGAATAAATTCTGCAGAGAAATTTTCATCAAAAAATTCTAGCCCGGGACGTTCGGGCAACTTAAACATATTAAACCATATATTATTTCCGCTCTGCGGCTCATCGGCATCTATATAAAATATACCACTCCAGGTAGAGTCTGGGTGTCTATGTGGTTCATGCTGACCCAATGGACGAGTAACGTGTGCCCAACTTTCTGTAATTGCTATATGATAATCCGATTTGTTTACAGCATTAACAAAGTCTCTAGTAGTACTGTTTAACCAAGTATCAAGAGCTTTTAACTCTGAATGTTGCTGTAAGAAACTAAAATTAGATTCCCATAAGTTTGTTTTAACCTTAGGTGCAATATTAGATTCTATGACATTAGGTTTTTCTTCTCTAAGGCATAGATCAACAATCGCATCTTTGTGATCGGTAAATTCTTTCCATTCAAATATTCCTACAGGAATAGCACCAACTGATATTATCATCTTACACACGTATTAACAACTAAACGGTGACCGCTATTGCATCTAGCCGCACTATGATACCTTGCACCGTTGAATATTGCTACCCTTCCCTTTTTTGGAGTTACTCTTTTAATAACACTAAAATTAGTCTTATCAACTTGACTATCGATCAATTCCAGAATAGTTTGATCATAAAATGTTAGATCTTTGCCCTCTAATTGGGCCTTCATTTCCTGCGTTTCTAAAATATCCTTTACTGTTTTATCAAAAAATACAGTATCGCCGCCATCGCTGTCGCTGGCATAATATAAACACACCATATGATCTTCAGGAGTGTCTACATGAATATGATCAAAGTCGTTAGGACCGCATCCAGGCACAGGAAATGTTAAAAAACTTCTTGAAAACAATACATTATCAAATGGCAGATTTGCCTTATGAAAAGATTCAAACACCATAGGTAAAATCATAGGATACAAATCACTAGTAGATCCAGTTCTTACACTATAAAACGATTTTGCAAAACCAGGTTTAGTTTTTAAATCTAGTTTGTCAATCACGTTGTCTGCTAATGCAACATCTCGAGAAAACTGCCAAGTACTAGACGGAGATAATAACCAATTTTCTATCATATCCTGATACTGCGGACAGATAACATCATCTAATACTAAAATTTCATTTATATCTATCATTTTATTCCACATCAAAATTTATAATACAACGTCTTCCTTGTGTAGGAGTACTACTGCTATGATAATGTTTTCCGTTAAACAATACTACTCGTCCTTTTTTGGGAGTTACTCGTTGTTTGATAGTAAACACTTCTTCATTAATGCCAGGAACATTGGGCACAATATCTGTGGTTTGATCATATATTATTGTATCGCCATCGCTGTCATTGACATAATAAAGACAAACTATGTGCGGTATGTTGTCATCAACGTGCGGATTATTAATGCTGGTTTGTTCTGTGGGAAATTGTAAAAAAGATCTGGCTTGAATTATATTCGACAATTTAAAATCAATTTTTGTCAATGCTTCATATAACAGCGGTAATAATAAATTATACACAGGACTCATGCCATTAAATGTTGGCACTATAGGATGCACTAGTCCAAGATTTTGTTTTTTAACTTTTCTAGTATTAGAGTATGTAATGTCGTCCAATAAAAACCAAGGAATACTCATTTCGCTTAATAGTGTTTTTTCAAGATCATCTTGATACATGTGATTAATCACGTCGTCAATAACTATAATATCATCGAATGATATCTGAGGTTTTAAAGAATCTTGAAATTTAAAAAATTCTTTGGACTTAGCACTACCAATCATAAGTCTAAATCTTTCCTATCTAATAGATAATTAACTTTATTTTTTATAAATTGTCTCCAGCCATATCTGCTTAACTGTCCTAGTCCCAACAAGGAGTCTTTTCTTTTAGCATCAGATTCGTTATATTCTCTGCTAACGGCGGTAATAGTTTCCTTCTTAAATGGAATAACTTGAACTAACGGATCGCCCATTTTAATTAATGTGTCCTTGGGTTCGAACAACATGATATTAATTGGATTATGATTTGGCACTCTGTCAGAATCTACAATAGCAGGTACTGCTTGATAATTTGCATTATGAAACCACATAGGCATCCACATTAAACTATACCCAGGTGCTGTATAGATACTCCACGGATTGTCAATTTTAATATCTGTTCTAAATTTAAATCTATTAAACATCTCACCAAACTGTTCTTCAGGATGTGTTCTATGTTGATAGTTTAAATTACTGTAGTTTACATGATATTGGTCGTTTTGAAATTTTATTTCAATATCGCACCATGCCGGAATAACATACCCTGCCTGCAAATAATTGTTTACCGCAGGACATAATCTTACACTTAACAACGATGCAGAATTAAAATGATCAAACGGACAAATGTTTCCAGGATGCAATTCTTCATATTCTTTAGGCAAAAAGTTTCCAGCAGGCAACACAGGAGCGTGAGTCCTTATAGCCCACTCTCTACAAGTAAATGTAATAATCGGTTCTTGTTTCTTTTTAAACATTATACTTGTCTTTTAAGAACTGATATAAAGTAGGAGCGGCATCTGCAATCTTTTTCCAATAAGTTTTATTTGACTCCCAAATATCAAATGAATCATTAACATAATCTAACCGTCTATTAAATTTAAATTCTGATCGTTTGATAACTGATTCTGTAATAGGGAAATAATTTAATCCAGCGGCAATGAAAAGTGCGCCACCTGTACTTGAGTCGTACATTGATTGAACATCTCTTTTAAAGATGGCATTATCAAATCCATACCCTAAAAAGTCACCTGGAATTCTTTTTCCATTATTAAATTTACGCTCTCTAGCATCTCTCCAATATTGAGTGTCACTGCGTTGGCTTAATAAGTAGTGCATACTTACAAACTCTGCAAACGCTCTGAAGTCTCCTCGATTTGCTTCGTTAAATCCAACTTTATCAATTAAACTTATATCATCGCGAGATAAAGTTTTAACTAATCTATGCAAAAATTCGTGTACGGTGAACAAGCCATTAGACTCTAATGGTTCTATGAATCCTGCACTTAGTCCAATAGCACAAACATTTTTATGGAAGAGTTCTTCGTGAATACCTACACGCATTTTAATTAATTTAAATTCTAATGTGTCGATTAAATCTGCAGGATTATTTTCCTTCAAGTAACGTTTAAATTCTTCTAACGCATCTTCGTTGGATACATAAGCATCACTGAATACATAACCAGTACCAATTCTAGACCATAAGGGAATATTCCACACCCAGCCGTGTTCAATAGCAGTACAGTTAGTGTAAGGTTCCAACTGACTTTCTTTGTCTGTATAAGGCATTCTAGTTGCCCATGCGCTGTTATTGGGTAGTATGTCTGAATAACTCTCGAATGGCACACCTAGTGCTTTTCCTAGTAGTAGACTTTTCCAACCTGTGCAGTCGATGTATAAATCTGCTGTGATTTTTTCACCTGTAGTTAGCTCAACACACTTAACACCTGCGCTATCAGTTTCGATATCTTCTTTGATAGTGCCTACAATATGCTGAACTCCTCGGGGCTTACAATATTCTTCACGTAGCCACATACCAAACTTAGTAGCATCAAAGTGATAAGCCACATCGCTGTCGTAGCGCCAACCAGGTAGCTCATCATTTTCATTTTTAATAATTTTATTTTGATTAACTAACTGCATAGCGGGAAAGAAACACTCTGCAAAATCTGTATTTGGAGTTCCAGGATACTTGGCCTTTTTAATAAACCAGTCGTTTACACCGAATACTGTTCCCACATTCCAGGAGTCTCCGAAAGGATAATGAAATCCACCAGATCCTTTGCCTGCCCAGTCTGTGAATTTGATGCTCATCTTAAGACCAGCATCTGTGTATTTCATAAAATCGTCTTCTTTAATATCAAGTATGTGTAGCCATTCATTAATTTGACCTAATGTGCTTTCGCCCACCCCTACAGTAGGAACATCTGCACTTTCAATTAAAGAGATAGTTTTTTCTGGAAAGAATTTTATAAGAGTTGCGGCAGTCATCCAACCGGCGCTACCACCTCCGACTACAACTATGCTATTGATTTTTGACATTTTATTTTCCTAAGGCTTTATTATAATTACCTATAAATTTTTCAAGACCTACTTTATGTGGAATATGAGGTAATGTATTTTCTAAATGTTTTTGTTCGTCGACAATCCTATCACAATGCTGTCTAATTTCCGGAGTCAGCATCATATATTCATGTTTGACACGTTCTGGATTTAAGAGATTTAATCCGTGTAATGTAACTATCCAATTATCAGCAGTAAACAGTACATACTTTTGATCAAATTCTAATACCAATGGCAGTCGTTTGCTCCACTTTTCTAAATTATCTTTTAATCTTTTAGGTACCCAGGTGTCTCTGTTATTTTTAAGATCCTTCCAGAATGCTGTATCTTCTCTGGGTACGTAGTAATGTACTGCAATAAAATCTAAAATATTTTCGCAGATGTCGTCTACTCGTTTATTGTATATTCCGGCCACTTCGTCTGGACTGTTGGTCCAACTAGGCAATAAATTCATAATTAAAAAAGTCTGCAAAATAGTTTGACTAATGGCACTACTTTCTAGTGGCTCTACAAAACTAGAACATAAGCCGATACTAGCGCAGTTTTTAATCCAAGTGCGGTCAAGTTTACCTGCATCAAACTTGATTTTCTTTGCTATGTTTATTTTTCTACCTAACTTTGCTTCGACTTCTGCCTGCGCCTGGTCGAAATCTATGTACTTGTCACTGAACACATAGCCGTTGCCCCATCGACCATGTACGGGAGTATTCCACATCCAACCATAATCCATACCGGTTGCGCTGGTGTAAATTGGATATTCGTCTGTATCTTCTGTAGGAAATGCAATAGCACTATTAACCCAAAGATTATCTTTATAACTTTCCCACTTTGCTCCAAGTTTTTTCATTATCACTTTGGCAAAACCAGAACAGTCAACAAAGAAATCTGCCGAGTGTACGGCATTTTCTCCAATTAGTTCTTTAACATATCCGTTGTCGTCTAAGATTACATCTACAATTTTATCATCTATTGTAGGAATGTTTCTTTCTTTACACAACTTATGTAAGTAGTCGTTGGTGGAAAATGTATTGAAATGAAATTGATTAACAGGGCAAGGAACATTAAGATTTACCCAATCTTCGGGTACTGTGCTATCGATTGTACGTTTTTGAATAATGTCTAAAGGACCAGCACCTTCTGCAATTAATTTAGCGTAAACTGCTAGATAATCTCCAGCGGGTCTTGCATAAGGTTCACAGGTAGCATGCCAGTAATCAGGCACACCCCAATTACTAAATTTTATTCCTGTTTTAAGAGTAGCATCGCAGGCAACCAGCGTATCTTCTAACCTAACACCTATAGTTTCGCAGAAGTATCTCCAATGTTCTGTAGCGCCTTCCCCTACACCTATAACTCCAACGGAAGAACTTTCGATAACTTTAATATCTAAATGTTCATGTTGCCTTTTTAACATCAAGGCAGTAATTAATCCGCTGGTGCCGCCACCTAATACTATTATACTTTTAATTGTTTTCATAAACCAATTTTACCCATTCTTCTAAAGTATAGCAGATTGATGTTATGTTGTCAACATCGTTAGATAATTTTTGGTATGATTGGTGAAAGTCTTCAAATATAGTTGACCGTTTGGATAATAGACGTTGTCTAAGTTTGTCTTTATTGATTAAATCCAGTCCTTGGATAACAACTGCATAATTTTCTAAAGCATATACTTCTGTATTGTCGATACCTAATGATCCAGATTTCCATAGATCTAATTTATGCTGTAATGACGCCGATATACGCTGTGGATTAGAGTTATGATCCTGCCAAAAATCGGAATCATTTCTGTGTCCTCGATAATGTAGTGAAAGGAAATCGCTGATATCAAACATTATTTTTTGATATTTGTCATTAAATGATTTTTGTTCATACACGGTATTACTGTCGGGAGACCAAAATTCTGACAATATTTTTAATTGTTCAGCAACAGATGCTAGTCCGTTCGACTCCAACGGCTCTAAAAATCCCGAACTAATTCCAACGGCAATTACATTATTTTTCCAAGAATTTAAAAACAACCCAGGTGTAAATTTTAAATTAGCCACCGGATCTATCTTTATATTAAAATATTTTTCTGCTTCGTCTATTGCCTGATCCGCAGTAATTCTGTCGGGGTCGTAAATGTATCCATTACCTGCCCTATGTTTTAAATTAATATTCCAAGACCATCCATTTTTCAATGCTGTCATTTCGGTATAATTTTTAAGTACAGGCTCGTTCCACCATGCTACAACTGCCCTAGCAGGAAAATATTCGCTTAAATCCTTAAAAGGTTCATTTAATTCTTTTTGTAGAAGTAGTCTGGCGAATCCGGAGCAATCAAAAAACCAATCTGCATTTATTTGATCCCTAGTATCTAATGTAATAGAATCAATGTCACCGTTGAGTGCTTTATTAGATTTAATATACTTGCCTTCGATTAGTTTAATCCCCTTGCTTATGCCGCGACGTTTCATATAGTCGGCATTGGCGCGGCTGTCGAAGTGCCACATAGGTAGTGTAATAACATTAAATTTACCTACACTACTAGGACTGATAGGCAATTTATTCACACGCTGTAACGATCCGTTGTAGAATATTTTTTCAGTAGGTATGCCTTCCGCCAATGAACAGGCTAAAAAATCATTACCCAATCCAAACTCTGGAAACTTAGCATTAAAGTCTAATCTATACCAGTCTGGTATAAGCCCATGAACAAACTCTGTTCCTATTCCGTTCCAATTTACAAATTTGCCGCCGAGTTTAGGCATGGCATTTACAGACACTATCCAGTCATCAAACGGAATTTCTAAAAAGTTGAATAGTTTATTAAGGGATGCGGAACCACTTTCTCCAGCAATAATAGGTGGAGTATTAGGGTCTTCTATTACTGTCACATCGCAGGCAGGCCACACTTGTTTAACAAACAAAGCAGTTAACCAGCCAGCACTTCCTCCGCCTAATATTGCGATGGTTTTCATCGTTTCACTTCTTTTGCTAAGAATTCAATTGCGCCTCTGTGATTAAATTTAAGAGCATCGCGTTGGTATAATAATATATTGTCGTATATTTTATCTGTTTCAGTAATAACAGAGGGATCCTGAGACATCCATATTTGTTTTATTTTTTCTATATCAAATAATTTTAAACCGTGTAATACTTGTAACCAGTTCTGTTCTGTAAATAACACCCAGTGACTGGGAAAATATGCTCTACTTGGCACAACTGTTTTAAAGTGTTCCAGTGTATCTTTATTAAACTCGGTCAACTTTAAATCTTTGCAACTACGCCAGAATGGTGTATCGTTACGTTGAGTGATGTAATGTAACTGTACAAAGTCAATAATGTTTTTAGCAACTGCTTCAAATTGTTGATTATATTTGTCCGCTATTTTTTCGTTGCCTTTAGTCCAAGATGCCAGTGCTGATCCTAGTGCAAACGCCTGTTGAATACTAGTTCCTATGCTAGTAGCCTCGAGAGGTTCAACAAAACTTCCAGCAAGACCTACTGCAACACAATTTTTAATCCAGAATTTATCAACATAACCTGCACTAAACTTAAAACTTTTACCTACTTGTATAGGATCTTTATAGTACTGTTGCATTTCAGACAATGCTTGATCGTCGGATAAAAATTCACTGGAATAAACGTAACCGTTGCCATAGCGTTCTTGCGTTGGTATTCTCCATGACCATCCGCTGGATAATGCACGACTCAGGGTCCAACTTGGAAACTCGTCGTCACTGGGTGTAGGAAAAGCAAACGCTCTGTCCATGGGTAAATATTCTTTACAATCATTCCACTTTGCGCCAAGTTTAGAACTAATGACTCTTCTGAACCCAGAAGAATCTACAAAGAAATCTGCTGTATATTTGACACCGTCTTTGTTAATTAAAGAACTAATGTATCCTTGACTGTCAATTTCAACGTCGTCTATATCATCTTCAACAACAACTACTCCGCGTTCGATACATTTCTTGTGTAAAAATTTATTAAGTTTAAACGTATCAAAATGATATTGATTTACACTGGCATCGATAGGAAAGTAATGTATGGAATTAATGACATTATCTGGATATAAGTGCGGCTGATCTTCAGAAATTAATTTGACCATTACTCCTGGCAACCCGTTACCCATTAGTTGCGTATAATCGGCATGTAGAGCGTGCATATAAAATGTGCCGTCACCATTCCAATTTTCAAATCTAATACCTGCTTTGAAAGTAGCACCAGTTTCTAACATTAATTCTTGTAGAGTAATCCCTACAGTATTAATAAACTGTTTCCAATGTTCTGTACTACCTTCTCCGACGCCGACAATACCTATAGTGGGAGACTCGATAATTTTAATATCCATGGTAGGATACCACTTATTGAGTACTAGTGCCGTTATTAGTCCGCTAGTACCTCCACCTAATATGCAAACGGACTTGATCATTTTTTTAAGATCCTTCTAAAGAATCTACAAATCCAAGGTTCTGATTTTACTAATTTCTTTGGACGTAATCTATTTGGAATGACCCCCGACACAATTTTCCAACTTAAATTGTTTTGATATGATTTAAGAGACACAGAAGAATTTACAATATGATCGAGTTCTTCTGTTCTTGGTTGTTTGTTTAATTGAAACATTGCCTGTGGGTCTCTTGCTCTAAATCTTACATAGGCTAACGGCTGTCCTCTCTTAAATTCAATTCTGTCATTGAGCATTTCAAAAGTAGGAACCAGCGGACGTTGCCAATTACAAATATTAAAACTGCCAGGCATCAATCTCCATCTTAAATCGATATGATTATAAGGAGGTAAAAAGTCTACCCATACTTCTTCGTCTGCATAGAACAGCATGGCGCTGTTTAATGCAACTATAGGTTTATCAACTTCAGGATTAAAATCTCCCCAGTGAACTTTGACCATAGCATCGTGTGCAAGACTTGGAAGATTACTGCTTAAAACTTTATTATATTTGTCCCAGTGCAATTCTACATCAATTAAAGAACGTATTACCCATGTTTGTTCGTTATACTTTACAAATGCAGGGCATTTCATAAATCCTACTTTTGAATCTTTCCATGTGTCTAACTTTTCTAAATCAAAATGAATAATTTCGTTCCAGCCGTAATAATTTAGCGGACCCAGTCCGCTAGTATTTGGAGATTTTTCAAACCATGGAGTATATCCTACTTTTACAACTGACATTATTCGTCCTTAAAATTATCATTAAAACTATACCAACTAGTCCATTTACCATAAGGACAACTTTGTGATTTATTTCTTACGGTCTTGGGCATAAAATATCCAGTAATAGTACAGCCGTAATTTTCATACGACTTACAGTTATTGCATATTTCTAAACGTTTTTGTTCTACTTCTCTTGGGACTAGTAAAATTTTTTCGTTGAAGTGAACTCTACGTTGCGATGTATCAAGGTTTCTTATAACACGAGGTACTTTTTTATCTTCCATCAGCGCCTCCAGTGAGCATTGCTTTTAATTGATTTATAATAATTTCCTGAGTATGTAACTTATTAAACAAATAATCCATGGTACTGTTATTCGATTCCACTATTACGGGAGTTGAAAAATTATCAGGCATTGTAGTTTCTTTAACGACCGGATATGGTTGTTGAGAATCTAAGTATACTCCGCTGTATCTTAAATTAAATGTGATTACTATACGTTCATCATCAGTGTGACTTACTTCAGTTTTATGTCTCAACCATCCAGGAAACATTAACACATCGCCTGATTTAATATGAATTGTGGTATTAATTTTTTCTTCTACAGGACGATTGTAAGGAATGTGTGTAATACTGTATTCCATAGGATTAGTAAACACTATTCCTCCACTACGTTCAGGAGCACTTAGATAAAAACTTACAACAATAGGGTGCATACTATGAGAATGCCAGTCAGTAAAACTACCGTTAACGTGTTTATTAGACCAGCACTCGTCTATTGCAGGGCGCAGACCGTCGTTGATATCCAGGACTTTCCAATATAAATTTGCATGATACAAAATTAAATCGCACAATGCTTTAAATTCTGGTACTTCATGCAAATTTCTATTAGTGCCGTAGGTACTTATACCGCCATTTTTTTCCAACCCAACATGAAATTTTATTTCCTTGTATTGTTGTTCAAGCGTAGACCTTATGACTCCAAAGTCTATATCAGAGTCAAAAATATTAGTTTTGTAGATAGGTAACGCAAATAAATTTTGAATCATTTAACTTCGGCTTCAATATCGCCACTAAAATCAAACTTATTAACAAACGTCTTAAAAGAAATATATTTTCTTAATTCTGTACAATTTCTGTTAGGAGCAAGGCCTCTGTGAGGAATGTTACTGTCAAATACAATACAAGTATTAGGCATTGGATAATAACTGGCTATAATATTTCCTTGATTGTCAAAAAATTGCAGTTCACCGCCCCATTCCGGGCTCCATTCTTTATTAGGAAAATAACACATTGTCATATAACCGTCGCCGTTTGAATTAAATTCAAACTCTCTGTCAACGTGTATATTTCCGTCTAGGCCAAATGTTTTGCCGCCGGCAACAACGTCAAGACTTTTAAAGTTATAACCTTTGACTCTAGGATCTAGTGCTTCGAGTTTGTCAATAATATCCTGAAATAATACTTCTGTCCAACGATTTTTAACCATATCTACAGACCAAAAGTTTGCGTTATCTTCGATATCAAAGCCAGCGGCATTAATTTTTATAACACCGTATTTCCAAACTCCGTCGTTTAAATCTGCAATAATGTTAGCAAAAACATCTTGCTTTGCAACGTTTTCGAGATAAAAAATTTCTGGTAATTTGTTAGACATATATGTAATTCTCCTTAATTCGACAATATTTAGTGGGGTATTTTTGTGATTTACTTAGATCCGGCTTGGATAGCAATATTACCTGCTACGGAAATCCTGTAATCGTCGGACGTATAAAATGGGTGTACTTCGTGCATACATTCTGCTGGAAACAACAACATTTTCCCTTCCCATGTCTTATCCATGAATATAGGATTTTTAGTTATTTTACCAAACGAATTTACATAGAAAAATTCAAATGCTGATGCTAGATTTTTATTAGAGTTTACCCCAGGACTTGCAGCCAACTCTTCATTGAGGTCATATGGAATTTGTAAGTATATTACAAAACTATATAGACCTAGATGTGTATGCGCTGGATTGAATTCATATTTTTTCTGAAAATTAACCCATAGTGTGTCTACAGCGAAATCTAATCGCCCTGGTTTAAACACGCTGATATTAGAATTATATTTGAACAGCTCGTTATAAGTTTCGGCTACATTAAATGCAAATGGCTCTACTACCGAAATGGAGTCTTTTAATGAATATTCTCTCTGAATATTACCAGCCAACGTGTGGTTAGTAGCAGAAGCATGGTCAAAGTCTTTTTGTATTTCTTTAACTTCCTTCCACAAAGTGTCCATAATTTCTTTAGGAACGTCTTCAATAATATAGCCAAACGAATTAAATGTTTGATAATAACTCATATAATAATTGGAATAAATCCCATGTTATCAAAAATTCTATCTCGATGCTCTAAGTCAAATCCAAATGTAATTCGTTCACCCTCGTACGGTTCTAAAATTTCTACATGATGAAATCTACTACCAGGGCCTATGTAAAACTGTCCTACTTTGTTTTCAACTCTGTACAACTCTTTGCCGTTAGGCTTATCTGTAAACACAGTATGACTTTTCTTAGGATCTATAGCCATAAATCCGTGTAAAGGCCAATCATGATTATGTGTTTTAAGAACCTGTCCATTTTTATGACTGTTAATCCAAGCCTGCAACCATAGTTGTTTTGGCTTTTCGATACCCGCTAGTTCGTGATATTGTCTAATTCCGTCGATTAAACTTGTATAGATATCATAGAACCATTGATTACAAGAACAAAGACCAAACACATTATAGTTAGCAAACTGCCAGGTAATGTTGTCTGTGCCAACAGCATAATTACGTGCATTAAATTTTCTTTTAAATTTATCAATACCTATGTCTGTCATGCGTTGAATGTCTGCAATATTTTCAACAACATGCGGAACATCAAATGTCATGTATTGATATTCACTGTTGTAATACATTTCTTCTCCTAATTACTTCGTCTATTACTTCTTGTGTGGACGCAAAACTATGTCGTCCGTCAAATCTTCTATCAGAATAAGGACCCTGCTTATCTACATAATGGAAAAACCCCTGATAGTGAAAATCATTTTCTAACGCATGCCGCCAGTGTAGATTTTTAACACCTTTATAAATTAAGATATCTCCAACGTCTAATAAAATTTCATGCCCTCTATTGCCAGACTGAACATAAATGGGCCATATATTTTTATCGTATTTTAAAGTAAGTGTAAAACTATATTCGCACTCAAACCTATCGATATGTGGATTTAACGCTTCATTTTTTGTATAAATCCTTGAGTAAGTGTATGTTGGAAATAACTTCTTTTCCACTAGTTCTTCTATTTTAGGTAACCACAATTTTGATTCGTCATTAAAAATTCCATAAAAAGTAGGACTAGACGGACACTGATTATCCGGCGGCAAGTTATAACCTTTTTTATAAAAGTCGTCTAATTTTTCAACCATACGATTGCAAGTATCTGCATCTGCAAATCCTTTGATAACTTTGTAATCTTCCTTCATATTATTTCCAATAACATTCCATAGGATCCGCAGGTTGCACAAAATCTTCAGGATTTAATTTTAAAATTTGATCCTTATTATCAATAGCATTGATAATTTTGTTGTATACCATAAGATTATTTTCTTTGGTTAAATGACATTTTCTGTTTTCATTGTTACCTGGATGATCTAGACCATAGAATTGTAATTCTAAATCAGCATAGTGGCACAATGACCAAGAATTTAAATTAGGCAAACTTTCTAAAAATGCAGGGACAACTAACACATCCTGATACTGTAATATGTCATTAACCATAAAATTATGAAACGCAGTTTCTCGTTTGCTGGAATAAAAGTACCTAAAATACATTTCTCCAATGTTAATGCCATCCCATACTGGCCATGTACTAGGATTTAAATTCAAATGCTTATTGTTATATTCTACATGAATTCTGCCCGGAACTGTTACCACAAATATTGCCAAATCGTAACTGGCGTGAGTTTCTAAAAATTTATCATAACTCCACCACATGCTAGAACCTGTAAGAGAATAATTTTTGACAGTGTATTTCTGTTCTAACATCTCAGGCCACGACAAATAGTCGTTTTGTACCCACGACGGATCTGAAAAACTATCCCCGTATATGGCTAATTTAGGTTTCTTGTTCATCATATATAAAATTAAGGTTACAGAAAAATGGTTGAAATAGTCTACCCGTCTCAGGCGTTGAACCAAAATACCTATCCGATTTGTGCCAAGCATTTGGTCCATAAATTATAGCACGATTATATACGTTAGGTATAGACATTGTCTGTTTAAAAAATTTATGAAATTCTTTGCTGTCCTGATCTCGATTTAATTTAAACCACAAATGATTATTACGTGCGGCATATTCTTCAAACTCTTGTCTGTGTTCTTCGTTAAATTTGTAAAACAAAGTTCCTGAATTATCAGGAGGATTTGGATGCAAATACACAACACCAACATGAGTACAATGCCACGTGGGCGTGTCGTAGTGTACCCAAGAATCTCCATCGGATTCGTAGCACAGTTGAAAATTTGTTTCAATATATCCGCCGTATTTTATAGGATTATTTTCTAATAAATTTCCAAGAAACGCATTATGAAATTCGTCGGACAATTCTTGATTAAGATTGTGTAAGAAACTTGTTCTTCGTCCAGGCCAGTTGCCTCCTGCATTGGCTTCTTTACAATTTTTAAATTCTTGATTAAGAGCAAACTTTCGTATTTTGTCAGGATCTTTGTAAAAATTATCTATAATTAATATTTTGTCATTCATCCACATGATTATTCTCCAAAGACTAGATCAAAACTTACGGAAATGCGATCTTCTTGTGACTCGTTGGGCATGACAAAATGTTCTAAAAATGACGGAAACAATATTAATTCCGTTTCATAGGGAATAAAATTTTCGCTATCACCCTGATTAAAAATTCTATTTGTAGTGGAATTAATAGCCGCTGGCCTCGGATCTCTGAAGCATATATTACCCGAGTCAACGGGAACTTTCAAATAAAATACGCCGCTTAGGTGATATTCATTACCATGTGCGTGAATTACATTAAAATCTTTGTGCTTGTTAACACAGGCCCACATTTGTTTGATAGAGATATTTTTATTAAACAACCAAAACACAGTACTGGCTATTTCATCAGTTAATTGAGCAAACGCAGGATTGTCAAATAAATTTACTTCGCTTTGCCAGCCACCATAGTTTGATTTTTTAACAGCAGACTCCGTGGATTGTAGTCTATAAATTTCAGAAATCATACTAGGCATATCTAAAATGCGTATTTCAGAAACATACACAGTGGTAGGCCATAAATTCACCGGTTTAATGTTAACGAAACTTTGGCCCATGTACCCATCCTACTAGTGTATAACGTGTTCCTTTGGTAACCGGCGTTACTTCGTGAATAGACCAACTAGGAAATGCTGCCAACATACCCTTTTCTTTTTTCACTGTCATTGGTTCGTCTAATTTAAAGCGATAGATATTTAAATCACCGCCCTCATAATCGCTCGGGTCTGATAATTGTAGAGTAAAACTTAATTTTCTATAATGATTTGAATCATATCCGTCGTCTGTGTGATTTCTATACATACCCTGATAAGACTCGTCGTATTCGGAAAATTGTAAATCTTCTATCTGGGTTAATTCGTAGTCGTAAAATGCCTTGTTTACTTTTGTAATAGCATCTGTTAAGCGTTCAAAAATAAAAACAGTGGAAGCATCTGGTCCTATCCACGAGATTTTACTACGTCTTGCCCATTGTGCATCTTGATCTTTATTTTCGACACCACCGTCTACAGACGGCTTAGATTTACCAATAGCAATAATACGTGCAATTTCTTCGTCAGTAAAAACGTTCTTAATCCAAATATAAGGTTCGTTTGGTGGTTTTTGGTGATGGATGGGCCACATTAAATTAACTCTACAATATCAAAAATAGTTTGTAATTTTGTTCTGATAGTTTTGTTGCTAAAACTGCTACGCAAACCTTGATGTAAAGGTTTAGGAGAACTATCTACAGTTGACCATGCCCATCCATTGTGCTCTTTGCTTAGTACAGGAATAAATTCTTGTTCTATAACACAAAGGTAGGTGTGGAAATTAAAAACGCTGTCATTACTAACAAACGTTTCTATAGGAATTGTTTTGATTATTTTTGGAACAGAACCAATTTCTTCTTCGATTTCTCGTTGAAGCCCTTGCCATGCAGTTTCGCCTTCGACGTTAGTGCCGCCAACTAACCCCCATGTGCCCGCGTGTTTGCCTTCTGCTTTTTGTAGCAGTAGGAATCGTTTAGTGTTTTTGGCATAGAAAAGTGCGCCAGAGCAGACTATCTGTTCTTTCATGCACTTACTTAGTTTAGAATATCAAACGCCAGTGCCCTTTTCGATATTCGCCTTCGAATGATTTTGTCCATTCTCCGTCTAAGAATTTGTATTGTATACCGGTTCTAAGATTGGTAATATATACAGGTGTGCCTACTAGGTCAGGATCCGCAGGGTCTAATACTACTTCCCAGTGTGTACCTGCCCATTCTATAATACTGTTTGCTTCGGCATAGAAGTCTGTGCCGTCTTGATTTTTCCACCCGTCTGGTCCATCATCATTAATAGTGTCGCCTATGCTTTCTAAAATAATGTATCTAATAGGACCATTGGTCATGTCGGGCCAATCTAATGCGCCACCTGGTAATCTTGGACGTGGATTGAATCTTGTTGGGTCAACAATAGCATCTACAGATCCTCTAAGAACAGAATTATTAGCATTGGCTATCAGTGTGTTAGTTGGGAATGTATCTTGGTCCCAATTAACGTGTAATATTGTACTATCGTCTGCGTCTTCGCTGAGAGTGCCCACTATCTGATTACCGTCGTCTTGAATTAAAAACACTTGACTAACACCTGTTCTAAATTTACCAGGGTACTGTTCAAATATAAAATTCCAACTTATATCTGCACCTATTTTAGTAAACACCGAATCGGCAGCATCGTCGATTAATAAAG